CTTAAACACAATCATGGAAGAAATTCCACAACTCACAACCCGCAGCGTTTCCCCTAAGAAGGAGAAGCTGCCAACCAACGGTGCCAACATCAGATACACCGTTTCTGTCAGAAACTCGATCAGCGACCCGGTCGAGGTCGGGTTTTATGACGCAGACACCCAATCATACGTACTCAGCAAAGGCGGTTACGTATCTGTCAAGCACGGATCCATCCGAAACTCACATGCCTTCGCGGCCGCAGCACGACACATCACAGACCGTGTGGTGTTGGAGCTGGCGTTCGATGGTAAAGAGTTTACGGGACCCGCTGACGGGGTTGACGTTGCCTACCTGCTTCCAAACACCACTCAGTTGTCTCGAGCGAGGACACTGTTGTGTCGATGGGGAAGTGGGTCCAATCGCAACCAGAAGGGCTCTGCTCGCGTCGTCGGCGTTCGAGACTGGGTCTCACGAGTCGAGGCAGCGCGCGGATTGACTGTGTACACGGTCGACCCGCGTGCCAATACTGCCAAGGTTATTGTGGCGCGGGACGCTTACACACTTGGCCCGACAGAACTCGTTCGCGAGCTTGTCGACCATCGCAACATTGAATCGGGCGTGCTTTGCTATCTGATTCTGCGTGACCTTCCTGGTGAGGAGGGTTCCTTTTACGCAGACAGATACAGAGGCAAGGTACAGCAGCCCATTCAGTCGGATGAGGAGTCACATAGCTCCCCCGACGAGAGTGATGAGGAGGATGAAGTTCAAATGACGCCGTTGACCGAATACGACGCGTTAGAACTGAATGGGTGGACGCAGGATGGGCACTTCACGGGTGTCGCCTCCGTCAAGTCCGACTCCCATTATCACCACGCTCTACGTTCCAACGCTTTCTTTGAGAGCTCCCAAATTCCCGTCGAGATTGCCGGCCGCCACTATTCAGTGGCGCGCTGGATTGACCGTAGTGTTGGCCCCTATGTCATCATGCGAGTCATGGTCAAGCTCGAGCGAGCAGCGGTCACGCACATCCCAGTGCTCTCGCGCCATCGTCCAGGAACTTTCGTCGTAGGCGGCATCATTCCGTCTTTTGTGCATGCGTTGAGTGCTATGGCTCTCCGAGTGGACCCGCACGACAAGCGTTCTTTGCAGTTGTACGTAGGAGAGTCCTGGGTTATGCTTGCCAAGGAGTGGGGAGCCCATTGGCGAGCACTGTATGCCCACCATGACCGATTGCGTCAATGTGCCACTGAGACGGCGATGCGCTGTTTCAACGATCTCCAGATCGCCTATGTTCTTCCTGGACTCAACCAGGTCGAGCGTAGCGTCGATGCTAATCTGGCCGCTAACATTGCCGGACGCACCGGCGCTCCAATGGGTCTTGCGGACACCGTTGTCAGCTTGATCAAGCCTCAAACGCGACTCAGTCTCCTGTTCAATGCAGTGGCTGCTTGCAAGGACTTTGCCCTGTGGGTGTGGCGCAAATGCTCCGACTGGTTCGGAAGTGCAGCCGATATCCTCGGAGTGGCCGTCAATTTTGCAAGTGCTACCACGCGTTTTGGCTCCAGTATGGAGGGACGTTACAACCGTTTCGTCGCGTCTATGCGTTATTCCATCGGTCGCACCACGTTGGCCACGTGGCTTGCGCGTTATCCCAGGCTTGAACGCGCCGTTGAGATAGCCTTTGAGGTTTTCGGAGTGTTCGTCCTCAGCGCAGCTGAGGAGCTTCTCAAGCGAGCAGTCCCATTCCCTTTTGCTCTAGCATTTGGAGCGGTGGAGGGTCTGATGCTCGTTGCCACTCATTGGGATTCTGAGCTGACTGATGCCAAGTTGGTCGCTCTCAAAACCATTGCCAAGCATGCCGCGTTCCATCTCCTCATGCGGCTTGTCCCTTTGGCCATTTCCGTACCAATTCACACGGTGCACAATTTGTACGTGCGTGGCCTCCTCAAGCTCGGACAGACCGTTATCGTCGCCGCCGAGGAAGAAATGGCCGATATTGCCCATTTCGTTCCCCCTTCCCAGCGAGCCCCGCCTCCCAACACTCGGGTCGAGATCAATTTCGATGGGGAGTGGCGCCAGCTTAGCGCCGAAACGATCGCCAATCTCCCCGAGCGTCCTCCCGTCGCTATCCACCGCATCATGGTCCCCTGTGATTCCAGTGCTGGGTTGAGCACCACCACCGCCTCCCTCTCCAACGTTCTTATGATGGTTCATGAACGGTTGCACACGTCCCCAAAGTTTCCTGAGTCCATGGAGCCGTGGCCGTTGTTGCCTTGGCTCTGGCCCCATCTCACTCCCGTCAGTGTTCGTGAAATCAAGACGTATATTGAGGCTCGTCCCTGGCCAGCCGCGAAGCGTGAGCTTTATCTCTGCCATTTGGATGAGATTACCACCCGAAGCCCTGGCGGAGTGAGTAACACCAACCTGAAGTCAGCCGAGAAGCTCCCTAACAAGGTTGAGGGATCCTCCGAAGCTAAGGCTCGACCCTTCCATCCCATGGGCACCGAGTGTGTAGAGGATTTCGCTCTCTTGATCCCACTGAAGGAGGCCATGATAGATCCCATCACCCTCATGTGGAATGAGGAAGATCGTCAGTGGGAGCCGTCCGGATACCAGAACAGCGCCGTGGTTTTGCGTTTTATCACCGATGCCAATTATTCTAATCTTGGGGCCTACTATAAGGCCGCCACGGTGAGTTCTGGACTCACCATTTTCATTCTCGGAGATGATCTCTACGCCATTCGAAATTGCGAAGGAGTCTTGCGAGCCTTTGCGGGGGACATCAAGCAGTGCGACGCTTCCTGTCGCGAGCAGTTCCAAAATGGCTTCTGGCGCCAAATGCAGTATTGTTTTGACGATTCCCCCGTAGTGGGCGAGTGCAGTGCTCGTGACCTGCGGGAGATGCGCAAGCCGCGCCGTCTGCAAATCCCTGGAATGCCTCCCGATGTAGGCTTACGTTACGTGCCTGATGAGATGAGTACATTGACGGGAGTTGTCCTCACTGCGGTTAAGGCCACATTTGCCCAAACCGGATATTTAATTGACACGCTCAACTCAATTGGTGAGCAACTCGATGCGTTTCCAGCTCGCCTTGTACAGGTGGCGAGTGCATGGGGTTTCGAGGTCATACCTGAGGGCCGCGCTGATTGGTCCTCACCCCAGAGCCAATCTTTCCTCGGAGGACATTTCTCCGCACATGGCGTGTTCGTTCCAGAAAACACGTCGAAAGTTTGTCTCACTTTTCCCAACTGTGAAGAAATTTACGGACTCGGAGCTGCGTCTATTTTCGCCCATATGAAGGTACTGTCTCTGGTGCCTGAGGCGAGGGTCAACCCAGTGTCTGCTGCATTCGTTCGCTTATATGAGCGTTCTTGTGCGCAGCACGATTTGCCCGGCGCGGCTCGGCTGCTAGCGAAAGCTGGCGGCTATATTGAGGACAGTTTTCGGAACGGTTTGGACGGACTTCCTGTCTGTTCCATTGACGACTATCAGGACATCGTCGATAGCGTCTGCAGGGTCAAGAATGTCGACTTGGCCCTGTTTCCTCGTGTTCGCACTTTGGTAGAACACATTGATGGTTTGGACCGTTGGGACGGCGAGCGTATCCCAGACGCGGGACTCAACCATTTCATGCGATTCCAGGAACTTCCTAAATTCGCGTGTCCAGCGCGTTGCGCGCCAATTCTCACGGAGGAGCTCAACTTCCTCAAACACCTTTCCGGTTTGCTCAAATGCGCGTGCCAGGGCGTTGAACTGCTATTGCAGAAACACAACGACGCACATTCAGGAGCAACCTCTCCAATCACAATCATGTCCTCTAAGCGCAAGAGGACTTCTCCAGCCAATCAGCAGATGGCTTTCAACAATGCGCTCATGGCTGACATCCGTGCTTTGCGGGGTGAGCTTTCCAAGCGCAAGCAGCCTCCAGTCTCTGGTAAGAAGGGAGTCCGAGCCAATCAGACATTGCCTACCCGTCAGCCTCGAACACAGGCTCAAGTTGGAGCCGCAATCCGAGTTCGCATGCCCACCGTGGGGATGTCCGACCTCATGCAACATCGAGTGTCATGGGTCGCTGGCGTCATCTACGTTGGCAATGGGACGAAGGGTGCCACCAACTCTGTGTATTTCCAGACGACTGGCGGGAATGATTTGACCGCCGGCACAGGCGGCGGTTTCTGGATTCCTTTCGCTCCAGCTGATACCGCAGTTGGAGCTACATACGCCAATACGCTGCTCAAGTTGTACCGACGCATTCGCATTCGCAAGGCATCCGTGCATTTGCGTACCATCCAGTCCTCGACGACGAACAACGCCGTCATTGCTGTCGCTCCCTGCCTGGGACCTCCAGGAGCTGCCGAATTTGCCACCCAGACTGCTGACACTTCAGCGGCTCAGACGTTGCAGAATCTCATGTCCGTGTCTGGCATGCAGAGCTGTGATTCCTTTGAGAATTTGTCTTTGGAGTTGAGCAAGTACATTGCAGGGGGGACGGGTCCCCAACAGAATGAGTTTGCCACGGCCAATACGTCCGCTGTCGCTTCCGATCCGGGACAGCAGTTGAACGTTCTTGGGGTCGTTCCAACGGCTTTCCAGGTGGCTGGGAATTCCACTGTTGCTGCTCTTCAGGGCACAATCACGCACAACGTCGTTTGCGAGATGGTGTGCGACCTTCTCGATTTCGTGGGAGCCGTCTCCGTTATCGACCCTTCGGCCTTTGCCGAATCCAAGGAAGAGAGGCGCGGCCGTCTTTTGTCCGAGTTGTCAGCGCTCGCTCGTGACGATAAGGGCAAGCGAGACTTGTCCTCTTCCCCCTCGCGTTCGTTGTGAGCGCTGCGCTTCTGCGCATTTGGAGAAAAAGAAAAATACAAAAATAAGTGGTCTAG